GGCGCACCGGAATTGCCACCGCCAGTCACCGCTTTGGGCGCCACACCCATCAGCGTCGCGTAGTCCTTGTGATCAGGCTCAATGGCAATCTTGACCACATTGCGATCTTCGCCCTTGCTGTCCTTCTCCACATCGACCCGGGCAATGAACTCGATGCCGTCCAGATCGGCAAAGCTGTTGATCCGGCGTGCAGCCGCTGCCTGCGGTGAGTTGTCCAGTGGATTGACGTTGCGCGCGCTGTTCAGAGCTGCTCGGATGAAGCTGCGACCCATCTGACCCCAGGTCGGGCCCTTGGCTGATTGCAGTCCGATGTTCGACCACATCTTGCGTTTGGCAAACGGACCGGCAGTGACGACAAACTCGCAGGACAGATAGACCGCACCGGTATCAAACGACTGGGTGGCGTACCCGTTGGTCCAGCCCTGGCTGTGGTCATCATGGCCACCGGGCTTGATGCTCATGCGCAGGGGAACGATGGTGCCCTTGGGGATCAGATCGAATGCACCGTGCTGGGCCTCGGCGTCGTTGAAATCGTTCCAGTTGCCGCTGGCATTTGATTGTGAATAGGCGTTCATGGGATGTCCTTTAAATTGATGGGGTTTGCTGTACAGGCGCGTTCTGGCTCAGGCACTTGGCGATGAGTTTTCCGAGATCGGGTTCTTCGATGGCGTCCAGGCGACCACTGCGGTCCTTGCTGGGATAGCCAAATGGGTTGTCGGCGCGTGTCACGAAGCCGCGGTAGTTACTGCCATCCTCTGCCTTGAGGACCGCCAGCGTGATGACTTCATCGAGCACACCGGGTAACTCCAGCGCGGTCTTACTGCCCTCCAACTGCAGTTGGAAGTAGCGCCGATTGAAGTCATCAGTCTTCTCTTCCAGAATGGCAACGTAGATGACGTGCTTGTCACGGACATGCTGCAAGTGGGTGAGCGCCGTGATCATTTCTTGACCCAAGAGACCATAGGCACCGCGGTTGTCAGGCTTGCCGGTCTTCTCACTGAGAGCCTGCGGCTGCGTCTTGCACCAAGCAAAGCACAGGCGCGAGAGCACAGTCAGGCTGTCAACGAAGTAGGTGTCGTACTTGGCCAGTTGCGCCGGATCACCGTACTTGCTGCAGACATGCTCGAAGTGGGCTTGTGAGAAGGCCTGATCGGCACTCGCCGTTGGCATGGGACCGGCCAGGAACACGACCAGATCGCGAAACTCCGGCCAGGTGCGCGGACGCAGCGTGTCGCCCTGCCAGTCAAGGATCGACAGATCCCCGGCCTCAGAGTCCACGAATAGCGTCTTGCGGGAATCAAGTGTGCGGATCTGCGATGTCTTGCCGGAACCAGGAATCCCGATCAGGGCAATCTTGGCGCAACGCTTCTCCGACATCCGTTCTTCGGCAGAGATGATTGGGAGTGCCATCACACAGCCTCCTCATCAAGAGTCAAGGTAAACGAAGGCTTACCCGCCTCCACCGTACGCGCGCCAGCAAATTGGCTCTGAAGCACCGGCGGCCAATTGGTGTAGCTGGACTCCGACACTGCCAACTTGACATCGATGTAGCTGTTGACTTGCTCGCCAGCTGCGGTGATCCGCTCGGCCATGGCGGCGAGCTGCTTCTGGTCCCAAGTGACCTTCTTGGGCAACTCGAACTTGATGCGCAGGGATCCGTCGCGGATATGTGCGGTGCCAAAGTCACGACCGGACGCAAGCAGGGCAGCCTTGGCCTGTTCTTCGTAGCACTGCTTCAGGGCCGCGTCGAACTTGGTGCGTGCCTGTTTCAGCCAGACAATGGCTTTTCCCAGATTGGCATCGACTTCCAATTTTTGATCTGGCGTCAACTGGGCGAGTTGACTGACGGACATTTCGGCGATGTCGGCGGGGAAGATGGTGAGATCAGTCATGGCTGACTCCCTCCGTGGCAACGCGGCTGTGCGGATTGGCATAGAGACAGTCGTGCTCAAACTGCTCGATGTCTTCAAGCCGATACAAAACTTTGCCGCCTATCTTCAAATATTGCGGGCCGACACCATCGGAGCGGTAGCGCTCAATGGTGGCTTCTGACTTGCTCCAGCGCTGCGCAATTTCGCGCTGGGTCAGATGCCTGGCTTTCAGACTTTCTGCTTGCATTTGCAACTCCTTCGAGGTTGATGTGCACCGGTTGCAAGTGCCCGAACTGGCACTGCCTACCGATGCAATCGATGATCTCGAAGGGCGCTACACAAACCACTTCACAGACTTCACAAGCTCATTACACAAATCCGTTTCGTGATGCCAAAATGCAAAAAACCCGGGCTGACTTGCGATCAGTACCGGGTCCATGAAGAAAGATGCGGGTGTCTGTGATTCAGTCTCTCGGCTCAGAAAAGCCAGTGCGTGTCTTCCTCAGGAATGACCAAGGCGTATCGGTCATCGTCCTTCAGGTAGTGAATGAATTGCTTGTAGACGATTTGGTTGCGTTGGAATTCACGCGACGGACTGAAATCTTGAGATTGCGAACCACAGGCCGACTTGAGGGCGCCTTTTTTCAACTCATGGTCTGTGGCATCGATCAACGCGATCAAGATCTTCTGCTGACTCGGCTCGAGTTCAAAGCGCACGCCATCGACAAACGCTAGCGCCTCACTCTTGACATATTTCAGTGAAGTGCCCGCTGTAGCCTGTGCCAAAACTTGCGGACCTGGATAGCCTTGCCGATCGGCAAAAAACTCGAACTTGCTCTGCCCGATACGTCCCATCGTGACAAGTGGTCGAACATCGAACTCTGTCATGGGAGAGCCCAGAGGCAGTGGCACATCGCTGGTGGTCAGTACAACGCACGATTGTGTGGTTTTATCGAGCGCGATCTGCTCACGCAGCCGGGCAGCAACCTCTGGCCGAAAAAGTTGTCGGGCAAAGTACCAAGTCAATGGCTTGTTGCGAGATGCTTGCGTTGTCCCCAAACGCCAGATCTGATCCTCGGCAGCGACGCTCAGTCCGTTCGCGGAAAGGTCCAGGCCGTTGAGTAGCGAGCGCTGGAATTTCTGCATAGACACCTTGTGCGTGTCCGTCAAATGCCGGGGCCCGGTCACATCCTGGCACTGCGGGCACATCAGCATGACTCTGTCGCCGCCAACTTCTCGAACCACACGTGCCAGATCAACTTCGCATTCCGGACACGTGACCCATTCCTTGGTTTTACCCAGCACCAAGAGTCTCTCGCGCAAAAGATGCACGGCCGCATCCTTGTTTTCACCAGAATGCAGTGCCTGCCCATTGATTTCCGGCTTGTCCTGCTCCAGCAATTGGCAAAACAGCGCCGTGGCATCAATTTGGGACTGACTCATCTGGGCTCCTGTGGAGTGGCGATCAGATCACATCGAGCGCGCTCAGTACCGCGTTGGCAATGGGCTGATTTTTCTCCGACAAATTCTTGATGGTCGATGAACCTGAGGAATACACATTAAAACTGAAATGCGGGCTCTTGCCTTCTGCCGGTGCCGCCATGTAGACGATGACGCTGGCGCCAGTCATGTTGAATGAAGACGTAAAGGCCCGATCACACTTCAGAGAATTGAGAGCGATCTTGATCGCGTCGTCGTCTTCCTTCTCGGGTGATGCCTCTACATGCAGACCAATCGTAGTCTGTCCCATCGGCGTGAATTGGGCACGACGCAGTCGAACTTTTTCCACGCCGTGCACTGACCAATCTTCAAACGGCTCAAGCATTCCGTCACGCAATGCGTTCAGATTGAAGCGCTGCTTCTTGATTTCCGTTGGCGTGATCGCTTGTTTGACAACATGCGTGCCAAACAGCGCAAGCACGGCCTCGTGGTTCTTGGCGCCACCCTTGACAATGGTTTCCACCACGCCCGTGGATGGGTGATAGACGATGGCTGTCTCCAACGCCACTCTGGTGGTCATGCGCTTAAATGCCTTTTGGGAGAAATGGGCCAATGCCGTGATGGGCCCTTCAACATAGATGGCCAGCTGAATGCTGCCGTCGGCACAGCGATCAATCACCTCGACGTGGGAGCTCTTGCCACCACCGCTTTTCTTGTAGAGATTGCCCACCTCGGTGCTGAAGGCCTCAAGCTCGGTCCGGTCTCTGGTCGGGCTCAGTCCCGGTTGAATGCAAAACTTCTTCCAGTACTTGCCGTTGGTCCTGGCCTGAAACGCCAAATGGAGTTCGGCATCCCGAAAGACCTTGTCCCGCATCGCCAGCATCCACAGTGCGATTTCACGGTCATCGCGGTTTTCAAGAGCTACCGTTGCATCCCCGTCCTTGGAAACTGCGACGCGCAATTCGGTAATGGCCAGCCCATTGGACATGAGATGGGCTCGGCGCAGGTCGTCATGCCAGTGAAATAGATCCTGCTCGCGGGCCTCGCGCTCGGAGGGACTCAGATCCGCGCTGCTCAGAGAGGCTTCCAGTGCGTCGACTGCGTCACTGACAGTCTCAGATAGGGATTCCGGCAGAGTCGTCCAATCAATGGCCAGCCGGGGTGACAAGACGTGCGTCTGAGTGAACTCTTGCAGCGTCGGCATCGAAATATGCAGCAAGAAATGTCGTGAAGTGAAGATCTTCATTGTTATTCCATACCCTTTGCTTGGCCGGGCGGCGTCCCATGCCCGCCGGCAAAAACCGGGTGTCAGACCCGTGGCTGTTGGCTTTGATGAAAACATTATAGCTGGTGTTTTATACAGTTATTAATCATCAATTTGACATCCTAGCAATTTGCCTCAGTGCCACCGTCCTGCGGCGACAAATTTCGCAATCGCCCGCAACTGTTTGCAACGCTTGTCAATATTGCGATGGCATGGGTGCAGCCGGAGCAACAGAATTCTGATCAAGCATTTTGTTTGACCGAAGCACCCACCATGACCACGCTAAACGTTATTGATCCCTCACAGATGACCCTATTGGAGCGCCGCGCGGAAGTCGCGTCGATCTTGGCTTTGGGCCTTGTTCGCTTGCGAACGCATCCTGCGGCGACAACCGAGAAAGAAAAGAAGAAAGAACTTGGCTTTTGCCCACCAAAGAGCGTTCATACAAACCCCGCATCAACAGTCCGCATGGCACTACGCAAAACCCTGCAGGCTCAACAAAAGGAGTTTGAGTGAATACATCAACAGGTCAGCCTGGCGTCATCGGCCGCATAGCGCGACTGCCTGACACCAAGTACGAAGACATCAAGACGCTGTGGCAGCAATTGTTCGCCACGCCCTTGCCAACCTACAACCGCCAGTACCTGGAGCGACGAATCGCTTACCGGATGCAGGAGCTTGAATTTGCAAAGCGCGAGCCCGGCCTGTTGGAACGCAACAAGGCACGAATCGATGCACTGATCGAGATCACCAAACCCAAGGCCAAGGCCGGCAGGGGTGAGGTTGTCAAACTAGTGCCGGGCACCATGCTCACACGAGAATTCGCGGGGACCGTGCACCGTGTTGTCACCATGCCAGACGGGCAGTTCGAATACCTGGGCAAGCCCTACCGCAGTCTGACCGCCATTTCCAATCTGATTTCCGGCACCCGATGGTCTGGACCCGCCTTCTTTGGCCTGCGCGGCAGAGCCACCAAGGAGGCTGCCAAATGAGCGGCCCCGAAGGCACAACCAAGAGACGGCTACGCTGCGCTGTCTACACGCGTAAGTCCAGCGAAGAGGGGCTGGACCAGGAATACAACTCGATCGACGCACAACGCGACGCTGGGCAGGCGTATATCGCCAGCCAACGCGCCGAAGGCTGGATTGCGGTGGCCGACGATTACGATGACCTCGCGTTCTCTGGCGGAAACATGGAACGCCCTGCACTCAAACGACTGATGAAGGACATCGAGGCAGGCAAAGTTGACATCGTCGTCGTTTACAAAATTGACCGTCTGACACGCAGCCTCGCAGACTTCTCGAAGATGGTCGAGGTGTTTGAACGCCAAGGCGTTTCATTCGTGTCCGTCACCCAGCAGTTCAACACCACCACGTCCATGGGGCGCCTGATGCTCAACGTA